ATGGCATCAGTTAAAGTAAAATTCAGACCCTCAACCATCGAAGGAAAAACAGGAGCTCTTTATTTCCAAGTTATCCACCGCCGTATCGTGCGCTCACAAAAGACTAAGTATAAAATCTATCCCGACGAATGGAACGCACGTACCGCACGTATCACACCGTCTCCTTCCAGACCGGACAGACATTCCATCTTATCCCGCTACCGGCATGAAATAAAACAGGACTTATTCCGTCTGAGTGAATGTATTGCCAACCTGACGCGCAAAGGGCTGCCATACAGTACTGACGACCTTCTCCGATTCTATCGTAAGCGAAGTGAAAATGACACTCTGACCGGCTTTATGACCTCACTCATCTGTCATCTGAAAGAACAAGGAAGAATACGCACGGGAGAAACTTACCAATGTGCACTGAACAGCTTTATGCGTTTCAGAAACGGGGAAGAAATCATACTGGACGAGATGAACCAGGAAACAATAGAAGCTTATGAGGCATACTTGAAAAAAGAACGATTGAGTCTGAACACCATATCTTTTTATATGCGTATCTTAAGAGCCGTTTATAACCGGGCCGTTGAGAAAGAACTGACCACACAACGTTTTCCCTTTCGCCACGTATACACCGGAATAGAGAAAACCATAAAACGAGCTATTCCTCAGCCTATCATCCGGCAGATAAAAGATAAGGAACTCCTGGCTGGAAGCTCGGTAGATTACGCCCGCGACATGTTCCTTTTCAGTTTCTACACGCGAGGCATGTCTTTTGTAGACATGGCATATCTGAAAAAAAAGGATTTGCACAACGGCATACTGACCTATCGCAGAAAAAAGACCGGACAGCAACTTTCTATCAAATGGGAACAATGTATGCAGGAAATTATAGAAAAATACCCTCCTAACCCAACAGAGTACCTGCTTCCTATCATTACATCAACCGGCGAAGACGAACGCCTGCAATACCGGAACTCTCTCACGCTGGTAAACCGGAAACTCAAGATTCTGTCCGTCTTCGTACGCAGTCCTCATCCTTTGTCTATGTACGTTGCGAGGCATTCCTGGGCAAGTATCGCTAAAAGTAAAAACATACCCCTATCCATCATCAGTGAAGGAATGGGACATGATTCCGAAACCACCACACAGATTTATCTGGCTTCTTTGGACACGACTATCATAGACAGAGCCAATTATTTAATCTTAAACGACTTGTAACGGAGCCTCCTTCCATATAAGGTGGGTTAGTTCACTATAAGTTCAGAATATGACAACGATGTACTTCACCCGTCTCTCCCGGTGTTCCCGGGAGAGATGAATCTAAAACTGTCCCATAAAACACACTACCATGGTTCTAAATCTCTCCCAACCCTTCGTGGAAATAAAAAAATCACTTAACTTTATCCCCTCTTAAAAGAAAAAATCATGAGTGACGGAAATTTCAATCGCAGTTTATTACCTCACACCCCTTATCACAGTGGTTTACAAGCAGGAAAAGCCATGGCTCGTATGCAAGCCATAGAGACCTTCAAATGTTATTTGGCAACACTGCATCCCGACTTTACAGAGGAAGAACGAAAAGAACAAACGGAAATCTTCAAAAAGATGCTATCGGCTAAATTGTAACCGAAAGACCTGTCCTATTCCCCTTCCGCACAACACCTATCTCCTTGTATTATAATAGAGTTTATATAAAATAAAGAACTGGATTATTGAAAGAGTGCCCTAAAACTTTATTCTATCATATCGTTTAATAATAGCAACCTACATAGAGCTATGAAAGCAGGAAAAGAATAAAATCAAAAGTTCAAAGCACTTTTTTCTTTGAAAATTTGGATGAATAAAAATAATCCCGTACCTTTGCATCGCTTTTGAGGAAGAGAGCTTCCCGGACAAAGTATTGGAGAGATGGTAGAGTGGTCGATTACAACGGTCTTGAAAACCGTCGTGCTGAGAGGCACCGGGGGTTCGAATCCCTCTCTCTCCGCTTCTAACGCTGAATGTCAGCAAGTTAAGAATTAAACGCCCATAAAAACGCCCATTTTTGGCTTTTTGTGGGCGTTTTTACTTCCCAGCCTTAATCTTAAAGCGTCTGACGGCGTAAGTAATTCCGGCGGCGCAAGCTGCCACTATCCCGGCTAAGAAAATCCAATCAAGCAAGCCCCTTTTAGGCTTCTTTTCCTGTTCCGTTTCTACGGTCGCGGTCTTGTCCGCGCTTACTCCGGTGGTTGTCTGTGTTTCGGCTTTCTTTTCGCCTGTTTCCGTCGCTGTTGTCGCTGTCGTTTCCTTCCGGTCGCCGTTGATGGTTATTTTTCCGGTGGTAACTGACTTTATGCCGCCTTTGCTTTCCGTTCCCGGTTTCGGTTTCACTTTTTCGCCGGGATGTTGTTCGGGCGGTTCTGTCTTCGTTTCCGTACTCCCGTCGGCATACTCCGTCTTCGTGAACTCGATAACCACGTTTGTACGGTCGTTTGTTTCTGTATTGGTTATGACTTCCGCCAAACGCTTTTCTTCTTCTGTCCGGTCTGTTTCCTGTATGGCGGTTACGTTTGTCTGTTCCGTGCCTTTTGCGGTCTTCCGTGTCGTACTGCACCCGGATAACAAAGTCGGCAATGTTAGACAAATCAATAATGTAATACGGGTAATCCATTTCATACCTATTATTATATGTCCGTGAATGAATGTTTTTGTAGCGGTACGGCGTTGTACGTCAGACTTCCGTAATTGATGTACGATAGTCTTCGCAACCAACCGGCGCGGAAAACTTTCTGTGACGGGTTGCGCCTTACCAAATTTTCTATAAACTCTTCCCGTTTCCGCTTGATCAGGTCGAAAAGCTGGCGCGGTTCTTGTGCGTTGATGGCGGCTAAGGTCTTTTCCCCTACAATTCCATCAACGGCTACGCCTAACAATTTCTGCACGTTCGTAATTCCGTGCTTGCCGCTTCCCCATACCCAATCTACCACAATGTTTGCGACTGATTGGCTTTCTATCCGGTCGGCTTTCCACCTGTCCCAATAGTGCGGCTTCATGACACGGCTAACCGCGTCTTCCTCTGTAATCAAACGCAAGTCGCTTACGTCTATATCCCCGTCGCCGTCCTTATCGTAGCCTACTTGCTTCCATGTGGCGATGGTTACTCCTTTGTTCGTTGCTCCTCCTTTGTCGTTTGGATGGTTTGAAAATCCGCCTTCCCAACTTAAAATGAAGGGTGCTAAAATTTCAATCTTTGCCATTGCTGTTTACTTTTTCGTTAATATGCTCTTTGTTAATACTACGCTTCCGCTCTGAAAGGGCTTTGTTTACTCCACCTCCTGCCATGTATGCGCCAACGCAAAGAAGGAATATACCCAACCCTTCGAGGTCGGTTTCCAAATGCCCGTTACTGCACACATCCCACACGAGGCAAAAGCAAACGCAAAGCCCTATCAATGCGCCAACCAATACGGAAAGCACGAGGGCGAAACTCTTGCTACTGTCATAGCTGTTAGCCCTTATTAGGCTTTTCAAGTATTCCGTTATCCTCATTGTTCCTTTCCCTTTGGCTGTCTGTTGCTTCTTCCGTGTCGCCTTCTTTATAGAAAGCATCGTAATCGCCGTTCGCAAGTTTTTTTAACCGGCAATAAGTCCGCTTGGGCAAACGCCCTTTGAAACATTCATCATCGGGTCGTACACAAACATTGTGTTCCGCTTCCTTCAACGCGAGCCGCAATTCGTTGTTTTCGCGAATTAGGGCGTTATTCTCTCGCTCCTGTTCGTGCAACTGAACATACAGCTTATCCATGCGCCCGTTAAGCTCCTTAATCTTTTGGTCTTGCTGTTCTATCCGCTGCTGCAAACTTTCTACAAGTTTTTTCATTACGCCCAACTCACGTTCTTCTTTCTCAACTTCTTTAAGCCCGGCTTCCGCCTGTGCCTTGCGCCTTTCCGGACGCATGAAGAAAAGGAACTTAATCAGACTTATGCCGCCAAGTGATGCGACTATGCCGACAATCACGTTTACCGTTTCTGTTAATGTCCCCATAGGCTTATGCGCTTTCGTCCAATCCTACCGTAGCAAGGTCATCCCTTACCATCTGCTTTATCTCCGCAACGTGCGCGAGGTAGGTCTTGTAGTCGTTTACGGCTTTTTTCTTGCGGTCTTCGTCCGTTTCTATTCCCAACTGTGCGGCGTAGTAGTCGTTAATCAAAGAAAATTCTTCGGTTTCGTCTATCTCGCTGCGTATGATGGCGCGTGTCAAGTTCTCGTAAGTCGGCTTTTCCCACACCTGCACAGTATCGTAGTCGTAAACGGTCTTTTCGCCTACTTTTTCGTCTTCTATCTTTCTTTCCGTTACGTTGTAGTTGTAATGGAACGAGCCGTTACCCAAATCTTGAATAATAGCCGGTCTAACGTTTGAATTTGATTTCATAAGGTGAAATTTTATTTAACTTGTTAATAAAATACTCGCTATCGCTATGTTTCGCCCAGCCCCACCACGCGGCAACGGCTTGCATAAACTGCGCTTCGCCTATCGGCTTCTTACGTTTCCTCAACTTGGCTACCTTCCGGCAAAAGTTCTGTTTGATACGCTTTCTTAGCCGTGTTTCGTTGTGGTAAAACACATAACCCAAAAAGTCAATGCCGCGCCCGTGCCGGTCTTTGTGGTCTTTCGCTACCGGGAAAATCTGTTTGTTGTCTTTGACAAACAGATTTAGTTCCGTGTTCAAATACCGTTCAAAGTCGGCAAGCAAGGCACGTAATACCCTTTTGTCGCTGTGCAATACTACAATATCGTCGGCGTATCTGAAATAATACCTTACGCGCTTGGTTTCCTTAACCCAATGGTCAAAGTACGCAAGCATGAGGTTTGCTAAGAATTGGCTTAGGTAGTTGCCGATGGGCAGTCCGTCCGCGCTATCTATTATTTCGTCAAGAAGTCTAAGTAGCCGTGTGTCCTTAATCTTCCGGCGAACAATCCGTTTTAATATAGCGTGGTCAATGGAAGGGTAAAACTTCCGTATGTCAATTTTCAGACAATAGGCGCAACCGGGTTTGTCCCGGTCTATCACGTGCCGTAACTTGTCCGCTGCCGCTTGTATTCCTCGCCCTTTGATGCAACTGTATGTGTCCGCCGTGAATATGGACACCCATACAGATTCTAACACGTTCATTACTGCGTGGTGTACAATGCGGTCGGGAAAGTACGGTAGTCTGAAAATCTCACGTTCTTTTGGTTCGTAAATAAAGAAGGTGCTATATTCCGAAGTCTTGTAAGTTCCTGCCTTCAATGCTTCGTGCAAAGCCAAAAGGTCGGCTTCGGCGTGGCGGTCATGTACCTTAACGCCGTAGGTGTTAAGTTTGCCCTTACGAGCCCGCTTGTCTGCGAGCCGTAAGTTTTCCAAACTTATAATTTTATCGTATAGGTTGCCCAACCTTTTCATAACTTGCTTTGCTGATTAAATGGGGTTCTTCGGTTTCCCTACCAAATCCCGTTAATGTTTACTGTTTTCCGCCTTTTTGTCGGCGCGGTCTTTGTCCTTATATTGCTTTACAAAAAGTATCAGTATAGCTGAGAGCCGATGCTCGCAAGCGTAGACGAAGCCGCGTTATTCGTATTCGCATACGAGAGCCCGGCAGACGCGCTGTAATTCGCGTAACCACCGAACAAGACACCCGAAGAACAAACAACCGTCATATTTTTACTCAAAGTAATAGCGTGTTCCGCTTGCTCTCATCGTAACCCGGCGAGGGAAAGCGTTCCGTTTCTTTATCTCCTTCAAAACGTACTTTATTTCGCTTGAATTGGTAAAGAACTTTTCGGCTTCGCTGTCTTTGTCATCCCGGTTCTTCTTTATCTTCACTAAGAAGCGTTCCGCGCCGAATTTCGTTTTAACTCCTTCTATGAAGTCGCAAACCCAAAACGTAAGGTTGATTAATTTCTGCTGGGTCGTTTCCCTGCAGTTGAAATGCTTGTTTCCTTCGTCTTGCGGAATTGCCAAAAACGACAAACTGCCGTCATCTTCCTGCTGTTCCTTCCGGGTATTGTTATTTTCGTTCATGACTGAATTTGTTTTTAGTTCTGTTATACCCCAACCGCCAATAATGGCGCGGCGGTTGGGGCGTGTTTTCTGTTGCCGTTTCGTGACGTAATGCTACGCCGGAATAAAGCAAAGCCGAGAGCCGAAGCTCGCAAGCGCAGACGAAGCCGCGTGACTCGTATTCGCAAACGAGAGCCCGGCCGACGCGCCGGAACCCGCGCAACCACCGAACAAGACACCCCTCATAGCCGCGCCGGAAGCCGGTATATTGGTATAGAAGTAGTCCGCAAAGTGGGTCGTAGAACTTGCGCCTACCTCCATCGGCATGATGTCGCCGTGTTCGCCTATCATCATGCGCTTAACGTACCCCTCTTTTCGCGGCAATTCTCCGCGCATGTCGTAGTCGTTATAACTGCTGTCTTGGAACTTGGAAGGGTCTAAGCAAACGTAGAACTTCGATAAAGCTCCGTCCGTGTCGCTCTGTATCTCGCACTTGCAGCCGTCCGTCCACTTCCACAAATGCCCAAACGGATTTTCCACACCTCTATATGAAGGTACTTTTACTTTGGTTACTACCCCCGTGTCGTATTCGTCAGGCATCGTGAACTCTACTACGCCGCTGCGGTTTCCCAAACTGTTTGTAAATCCGCAAGGCACAAACGGATAATAGCTGTTGTAAGTGTTCCATTTCGAGGCGTTCAACGTGGTAACGCCGTCGCCCAATCCGCCTTGCTTGTAACCCTCGCTTGTAGGTTCTGCGTTGTATGCGGCTTGGCAGTTGCGGTTTGCGTACTCAATGACGTAAAGCCAATACATAGCCACTTGCGCGGCGTACAGGTTGCAATTCCAACCGCAACCGTTAAGCCCGGCTTCGCCCCTGTTCCGCGCGTACTTGCGGAAGTTGGTAAGGCTCGTTTGTGTTGCCGGAAGTCCTAACAGGCTTCTATAAGTGCCGTCCCATGCCGAATTGTTGTTACCTCCCCGGAAGTTGGCGGTTTTGTTTACCACACTTGCAAGTTTCGGCGTTGAGCTTGTTGTGCGGTCTATGGTCGCTTCGTATGCGCTGATGTACATTTTCGGTACTTCGTGGAAGCCCGGAAGGTTGTACAAGGAAATAAGCGCGGTTATGATTGTCCCGTCAAACTCGAATTTGCGGTAGTGCTTCGGTATCTCTACCATAACTTGCCCGGTAGTTCCCGTAAGGTCTGCCGTTGCGCCTGTATCTGTCTTGGTGCTGTCTGTCGGGTGCAAGTATGTTACTACTTCGCCGCTGTCGTTAATCAAGCAGCGGCGCATCAATGACTGCACCGGCAGCGTTACGTGCAATTCCGGTCGCCCAACTCTCGTTAATGCGGTGTCCGCTACATTCACGTCAATTTGCACTCCGTAATAGTAATCGTAGGGAAATGCTGGCTTCGTGTTGCCAATGCCTATAAATATGCCCATATCCAAATGTTTTAATAGCCCCAAACAAGGGCGGTTGCTGAACTCGTTTTCTTAATCTCTCGTATGATTTCGGGATTCCATCCCGTTTCAAACCGTGTGCTTATAAATTCCCCTTCGGGCATTCCCCAAAGGTTCACTTCAAGCACTACCGCCGTTTCGCCATCGTTCTTCAAGCAAAAAGGCGTGTCCATTCGGAAGTTTCCGCCGGAAAAGTCCACCGTTCCGGCTACCGAAATTTGTGCGCTTACTAAGTCGCCGTTTCTGTTTTGCATAACTTTTTCTTTTTAATGTCCTACAAAAATATCAATAAGCGGTATTAAGTTGATACGTCCGCTAAGTGTTGGCGAAGTGTTTGTACCCCGAAGCCGTGAAAATCGGCGTACAAATCACTCTTACCGCTTATTTCGCCGTGATTTCTATGTTATTCCCTCATGCTAAGGCAGTACGCATAATAACTGCTGCTACCGTCCCAAACTAAAAGGAACTCGCGTATATCTCCCTTAGCCATATTCCATTTATTGGTGTTGTTGTTGCCGTTATTATCCATCATATACGGGTAATAGTTACTGTTCATTGCGTTACCTCCCGAACTGTTCTTTACGAAAGTATTTCTACCACAAACGTAACCGGTTTGCGTGCTTGTGCGGTCGCAAATGATAACTACCCGTACCGCGAACGGCGTAGAATTGCTTATACCTAACATGGTACAAATAGAGTCACGTCGTGGTAATCCTATACCCGAATTACTGTAAATAAATCTCGGCATCAGCTTGAACAAAGTAGGCTTCGTAGCATCGCCGGGTACAAGGCAATTATTAGCGGATGGAGTGAGCTTGGCTATCCCGTAATCTACGACGTAGCTATTACAAACTACCGCTCCGTTGCTTACGATCCCTATGTTGGTATTTGCACCTGAAACGTTGATAAGTATTCCGTAGTTTGTCCCGTATGTGTTCGGCGTATTGTTTGTAAAACGCCCTACACCTACAACCCCCGTTGAAGCAGGAAGCACGTTTGTACCAATAGAAGCCCAACGGTAGGAGTCCGAGAACTTTATAAAGCTGCCGTACAAAGAAAGTCCGCTACCACTTGTTGCACCCGAAGTTGAAGCAACGCCAATTCTTCCGCTTGAAATGGCAAAGCCGCCAATAGTTCCGGCATTGGCGTATATAGTTCCGGTAATCGTTCCTTTGGTCGAGTAAAAACTTCCGTCCTGCAATACCCGGTAGGGTGCGGTATTCCGGTTTCCGTAGCTGGCACCAGCCCAAAACCTAACGCTTGATTCCGCCGTTCCATTTCCCGTAATGCCTGCCTTTATACTTTGGTCATTTCCTGCAAGCTGCACCGTTCCGGCGGTTACTATTCCACCGTCTATTACGGTTTGTGTGTTGTCGTAATAAACGGCTTCTACCCAGTCGTTGGCTATATAGCTACCCGAAGTTCTTGCCCTTATGCAACGTTTCAAAATCCCGTCTGCCTTTCCGCCTGTCAGCCAAAGGTCGCCAATATCGTAAGGAGGTCGCGGCGTGGAAACAAAAACGCGTCGTTTCCCGTCCGCCGTGTCCTGTGCTTTGCTCGCTGCTTCGTATGCATCTATGGCTTTTTGGTCTTCTATCGTAGTCCATGCGTAAGATGAACTATACCGCTTTAATAGCTTGGTCGTTGAACTATACCACATATCGCCTACGTGCTTTTTCTTCAAAGCCGTAGTAGTCCATGCGCTTGCCGGGTCGGAAGTCTGAAACCAACTTTCTATTTTCCCGTCTATTTGGTTCGTCAAGTCATTGACTTTCGGGTTAAAATTATTGTTTATAAAGTTAGTCAGTCCGCTATCGTCCGTGTACTTGCAAGCCTTTACCCAATCTGATGCATTGTAGCTGCCGGAAGCTCGCGCGGTTCTGCAACGCATAATGTCGCCTGTACTTCCTTGTACCCATAAGTCGCCAACGTCGTAGGGTGTTGTAGGCGTTGATACGAATATGCGCCGTTTTGTTCCTGCAAGTTTCAAAGCATCGTTAGCAAGTGCCAACGCTTGCGCTACTTCGCTGTCCTGTAATTCCTGCCAACTGTAAGTATTCCCGTTTTTTACCCAACGGAAGACCTTACCCGTTTTCGTATTATAGAACAGGTCGCCTAAATGCTCATCTTTCAGCTGCGTGGTATTCCAATTTTTCGCCGGTGCGTTGCTTGTGGTCGGGTCGTATTCTTCAAAAAATTGCTCTATCTGCCCGTCTAACTGCGATTGCATTTCGTTCAATATGCCGGGCAAGGTATTGTTTATATAGTCCTTTACCTCATTGGCTTTGTCATCAACGTCCGTAACGTTTACTATCGTGCCGTCGTTCTTTACGAATTTTATAACGCCGCCTATTTCGTCATTATCCAAATCGAAGTAGCACTTTCCGCCGCCGCTGCTTTCGATGCGCCCTGTGCGGATGAAACGCCCGTTTACGGTACTGCTTCCGTAAGTAAGGCTTACAAGCCGCCCCGGATTCTTCCCTCCTGCGTCCGTTACCACCGAATTAAGCACACCTACAAGGAAATTGTAATACCCGGCTTCTCCATCTACCGTTCTTGCTCCTTCTACAAGTATAATGTTTCCTGTATCTCCGTTTATCGGACATCTTGCGTAAATGTAAAATGCCGCTGCCGGTGTTAGCCCGGAAAAAGTAGCCCCTTCCAAAGCCCAATACTTCAAGCCGTCCGGGTCTATCGCGTAATGCACGAGCGTACCGTTTGAAACGTATAGTGTATTCGCGTCCCCTCCGTAGTTGGGTTGGAATATGATGTTTTGCAGCGTGAACTGCGTACTTTTCGCCCCTACGCTCAACATCTGCGTTTCAATGGAAAGCGGTTTTATCTTCTCGCTGTAATAATCGCCTTCCGGGTCGAAAACCATATTTAGAAGTTCCTGCGTAGCTTTCCACCTACGCCGCGCTTTTGCCGGGTCTGCAAGATTGTTTATTCTAATTATTTCGTCTATCTCCTGCAACTCGTTCCAAACGCGCACTGTCGTAGTTTTGGTTACTGTGTCGCTCAGCGTGATGTCGTAGCTGTGCGGCTTCAACAGGTCGCGCTCAATCTGCGTAATCCTTACGGCTTTGTTCACGCCTATTTGCTCATCCTCAACCTTTATAAAGTCCCCAACGTGCAACACTTCCGTTTCAATATCTTTGCCCCACATCTTGATAAAGAAGCCTTCGGTAAGTTCAAGTTTGTAGCTTACTTGCGGCTGGCTGACGGTCGGGAGGTATTTGCTCCCTTCTTCTTCCAAATCTTCTTCGGCTTTTTCTATGTATTCATCCGGTAGCCGTATGTCCGAAATGCTGTATTTGTCGCCTACTGCTATTTGAAAAGCAGCCGAAGTTTCCGACGGGAATACCGTACCGTTTTCGTCTTGGAACTTGTTTATAACGAAAGTCTTTGTAGCGTGGTCGTAACTATGCATGTCAAACTCGTAACCTGCAAGTCCACCGCTTTCAAACTTTATCTTCGCGCTTGTGTCGCCTATGAGGTATTTCGTAGTTTTCCCGTCCGGTTCTTTCGCGTTCAAATCAAACATCGTGTTGTCCGCGAATGTGATAACATCTGCGCCCAAAGCTGTAACCGTACCCACGCGCTGCGGCTTTATGTCGTAAACCTTTTCTCCCTCTTTGACACCGTATAACGCGATGGCGTTTTCATCGTCAATATATGAAGTAAGGCGCGTAGTTCCCGGAAGGCACAGCCGGGTATGTCCATAGTTGCTCCTTAAATTTTCCGTACCTCCGTAAACAAAAAGCCGTGTTACTATCCCGGAATTGTTTACGTTCTTTCGTTGCAGCTTGTATAGACCTAATCCGCGCCCATACTTCAAAGTAAAAGTGTGTGTTATTCCTACTTTCGCTTTGAAATTGAGCGTGTATTTCTTTCCATCGGTAGTTATCTCAAACTCTACCCCGTAATTGCTGCAAAGTTCCTGTACGACTTGAAGGCAGTTTTTCCCGGAATTGGTAATGTTCTTGTATTCCGTGTTTTCCGGGTATTCTCCCAAAACCCACTTACCCGGAAAGATGCGGTTTATGTTCCACATCAAAACCTGCAAATGCCCTGCAAGGTCTGAATAATAGGTTTCCCCGTATGCATCTTCGGGCAAATGGTAGTGTGCATCGATTAAATCGTACTGCAATCCTTCTAACTTCAAATCGTAGGTGTAACGGCGTTCCCCTTCTTTTGTCGGTTCGGGCAGTTGATTCAACTTGTACGGTTTCCCGTATAGTAGTATGTGGTCGCCTATACCAAAATTCAAAGGGACAGCGGAAGTTAGGGAAATGCTTACAATATCTTCCGAAAGCAAGGCGGTTTTTTGCGCCGCCTTGCTTACACAGCTTGCATTCTTCCGGCTGAATAACGGTATTTTTGTCCCGTCTGCCTTTATAATTACAATTTGTTCCATACTATAATGCCGTTCGTGTCGAAGTCTGTTATTTCCTCAATTACTCCGCCTACAATGGCGTAATATATTCCGTTTTCTGCGTAGGTATGCTTCAAAGCGTTTTTCCCGGTACAATCCCCGTAAACATCTTCGCTTATCGTGCCGTCCCCCCAATAGACATTAACCATCTTGTCGCTTTTGAACTCTATCGTAAGTTCCGCGTTTGAAGCGTTCAGCCGCTGATGCCTTACCACCCGTTTAACCGGGTCGGGTTCTTTCAACTTCAAAGCGAAAGTTCCTATCATCTTATCATCGTGCCAACGCTTCGAGGGTGCTACCCCGTCTTCGCAATATACCTCAAAAACTAACGGCTTGGTCGGGTGTATTGAAATCATAAGCCGTTGCGTTCCGTCTTGTCTGAAATGCTCGTACAGTCTGTTTACGCGCTCCGTGAAGTCCATCTTTCCGGTTGCCCTTAGCCAACAGTTCAACGTTATTTCCCTTTCTTGGTATCGCTTTGCTGTCAAGTCTATAACCTTGCCGTGATAGTCTGCCCAATCCACGGAAGCAGGCGTTTTTAACTTCGGAAGGTCAAGCACTCCGGTAGAACTTTCTACATGCAGGTCAAACTCTTTGAAGTCTACACCGTTCAAAAAGTATTCAAGCTGCGAAATGCTGTTTAGTTCTTCCGCTATTTCGGCTTTACTTAACGCAACATTGTATATTTTCAGTTCGTCCAAATCCCCGAAGCCGTAGCCTGTACTATAAACGTCTTGCACCAACGCAATTCCCGTTAGCGTGGAAGGAAGTACCACCGTTTCTATAAGCTGCGTATCTAAGTACAGCCTAACTTGGTTTCCTGCTTTCCGTATGACAAAGTAGCCCCAACTTCCCGGCTCTATGTCTATCCATGCTTCCCGGTAGCCGTTTTCGGTTTGGTCTGTGTTGCAAAACAAACCTATCCGCGTTCCTGTAAAGCCGTCTTCAAAAAGGATGCTTTTTAGCCATGCGAGGATAGTGAAGTTTCCCGAAAGCGTTACTATATTACTATCTATTTCGGCGCGTCCTTTGCCGTCGAAATGGATGCAATTACCTTGCTTCCCGGTTACAAAACTGCTTTCTATTACCGTTGCGTCATGGCGGTTCTGTGCGAAGTCGTAGGCTGTTTGCGAGCCGTTGGCTTCGTCAAACGGTATGTTCAATATCAAATTTTGTTCTAATGCCATAATTAGTTACGTTTATCGATTACTTTAATCCGTGCGTTGTCGGTCGTGCTTCCCGTGTAGTTTCCGCCGTGAAGGAATACACTTACACGCGCCGCGTCGCTTGCTGTTATCTCTACTTCTGCCCGGTCTGCTATATCAACCGTGATATAAGCGTAACCGCTTGTCTTAATGCTGATTTTTACGTTATCACGTGCCCATATCTGCGCTACGTGAAAACCCGTAAATTCTGCTGTGCCTTCCGAAGTCCCGAAAGCAACAACGTTACGCAAGTCTTTTACTTCGATAGGTTCGTTCTTGAATACGCCGTAGTGCTGGCGCATTCCTTGAAATTCTGCCCATAAATCATCCGTAAATTCGTTTTTTAGGCAAAAGTCCAACCCCTTCACAAAGAGCGTCAAAAGCCGTTCTTTTGAAGGCGCGTTTAGAATGTGATTGTACCATTCTTCGCAAATCCCGTTCGCCTTGGCTTCTTCCGCAAGCCTTTTTTTTAGCTGTTGAAATTCCATAACTTATCCTTTTAGTAGTCCGTTATGCCCTGTGAGCGTAATCCATCATCGGTAGGCGTTGAAAGCCTGTTTATAATCCGCAGCAACCTTTCCGCTATCACGCTTATACCCCTGTCCATGCTCGCAAGGTATGTAAGTTGTTCGCGTATGAGTGCAATGCTCGTTACTTGGTTCTGCCTTACCGCGTTTGTCTGTCCTGCTAACAGGTCTATGCTTTCTTGGCTCGCCGTAGCGTAAGCACCGCTTAGGGTTGTCGGGTCGCCTTCGTCTTCTATTTGCTCGAAAAGGTCTTTGTACATGTTCATAGCTTGCTCAAAGTTTCGCCCGGCGGCTTGTATTGCTGCCTTAAACCTTGCTTGCTCTGCTTCTGTCAAGCCGTCAAACGTACCGTTCCCTTCTTCGTCAAAGCCCATATCTTTTTGAAGCTGCTTAATAGCCCTTTGTAACGGTTCTTCCAAAAACTGCAAAGCCAATGCGTTTTTTACGGCATTCTTAATTACGTCATTGGCTACTTCTCCGAAAGATTCCGCCGCGCTTTCCCCATTCTCGAACGCTTCTACAAGCGCGTCCGCTAATTGGTCGGCAAGTTCCGGCGCGGAAGTCTGTGTAATGCTCTGCGTAATCTCGGCTATTATATCTTCAATCTGCCGCCCTATTTCGGCGTATTGCTCTTTCCATTCATCAATCCTGCCCCAATCGGTGTCCTTTTTGCTTTCTTCGTCCCTGATCATGCCGTTTATTTCATTCTGCTGTTGGCGTAGGTTCTCAATCATAGCCGTTTGGTTCTGATAGACCGTTTCGCCCAAAGCGTTATCTACGGCGTGTTCCAATGCGTTGTAGGCGTACCCCAACTTTGTAACTGCTTCTTGATGCCGCTTTATGGATTTTTCCGCTTTCCTGTCCCGGAAGTTGAACAAATCGAAAGCAGAAGAAAGCAAGCCGATAGAGCCTTGAATAATCCCCAACGGGTTGCCGGTTGCTATTCCTGTGGCTAACTGCCCAGCTCCTTGCATAATGCCGCCAATGTCGCCCAATATCGCTTGTGTTTCCTCGCTCATGGAAATACCCATATTCTTTATTCCGCTTACCACGCTGTCAAATGCACCGGAAACAAAGTTTACGCTACTTCCAATATCGCTAAACGTGCTTTTGAACGCTTCGCCTACACTCTTTGTTTCTCCTGTTTCCTTGTTGAGTGCGGCTTTCAATACGGCTAATTGTTCTTCTCCCTCAACTTCAAGCCCTACGGTAAGTTTTACGTTTTCAAGTTCCGCAATTTTCCGGCGCAACATATCAATGTACGATGAGCCTTCTTTAAGAAGGTCGGCGTATGCCGTTTTTGCTGCACCGGCTAAAATTTCGTCAGTGCTGCTTATCGCTTCTGCATATTGCTCGTACTGCTGCTTCTTATCCTGCAATGACTTTACAAACGGGTCATCGCTGTCTAATAGCTTTTCGGCGTTCATAGCTGCCCGAAGTTCCGAAAGGCTGTTTTTTAACGCCAAAAACGGATTACGGTTTTCCAACTCGTTACGGGCTTTCTCTAATTGGTCGTTTATGGCTTTTAGGTCTGCCGGGTTAAACTGCGTGGAAAATGTTATCTTCTTGTTGTTGATGTCTTCAAGAAGTTTGTTTATCGTGCTTGTGCTTAGCCGGGAAAGGTCGCTAAACAACTGATTCCAACTTTCCGTAGCCATAAGCCGTGAAGCTGCAAGTTTGCTTAATTCTTCCTGCTCCTTGGCGTTTATCTGCGTAATCATGGATAAATTGCCCTGCTTTTCCGCTTCTGCGCGTTGCTCGGCATATTTCTGCAAAATCGCCGTTTGTTTCTCTTGGTAACTTTGGTATTCGGTTAAAAGCTGGTCGTATTGTTCGCTTCCGCTCCGGCTTTCGTATTCCTTCCGTTGCTTTTCCAATGCGGCTAACGCTGCTTCTGCGGCTTTTCTCTCCTGTTCGTTGCTTGCTTCCGCCGCAGACTTGCTTAGAAGTTCACGCTTCCGGGCGTAGCTTTCTTCAAACTCTAATTTTTCCTGTACATAGCTTGCGTATTCCTGTAACAATTCGCGCGTTTCCTGCTTAGCCTTTGCCTTTGTGTCTTCTTCCGCAACGTCCAAAATATCCGCCTTCGCGTTATCTACGTCCGAATTGTCGCCGCTCAGTTCTTCCCTCCGGCGTTCTATCAATGCTAATTGTTCGCTTACGGTTTGGCACATAGAAAGTTCCCTTTGTAGCTGCGCGTCAAAATCCGAAATAACGGCTTCCTTCGTTGCGTTTGCTATTTCGTTGTTTAATGTGGCTATGTTCTTCAAGTCGGTAGCCGTTTTGTTCGTCTTGCTTGAAATCTCATCGCGTATGTTCTCCAAATAGTCGAGGTAGCTTGTCCCTTCTTGAAGTAACGCGGCAAACTCCGTATTACCGCCTTGCGTACCGTTTCGTCGGAACTTGTTACCCATTTTAGGTACTTGGAATAAAGTGCCTTTCGCTCGTTCAGTTGTTCTGCGAACGGGTCAGTATCTTCTTTACCTCCGCTTTTGTTCCCTCCGCTGTTATAGCTGATACGGTTCAACTCCTTTTGTTGTTCGGCTATTTGTTTGGCAATGTCCGCGCGTTCTGTGTCGGTAGCCGCTTTCTTATATAGTTCCTGCAAACGCGAAAGTTCCTTTTCTGCAGCTTCCACGCTCCCGGCTACCACCTTCCCCGTTTGGTTGCCGATGGATGCTAATATCTCTTTTTCCTGTTGCGTGAATTTGATTTGTTGGTTTACAAGCCGGTCGTATGCTTCTTCGGCTTTTTGCAATTCTTCTTCCGCTTCTTTCCAATTACTGCTTTTCTCCAAAACAACGCCTTCGCGTTTAACTCCGTAGCCGTCCGTATAAGTGCCTTTCTTTGATACATAAGCCTTTGGCGTGGTGTCTAACTTGTTCTGCGCTTCAATGACTTTTTTGTATTTCTCTACGGCTAATTCGCTTGTCGCTGTCGCCTTTGCTCGCAACATCATTGCTTCTACAAACTTCGCGCTGTTGGTAACTAACAATTCTTCCGCTTCCTTCGCGTTGCGCACGGAGTAGCCTAAATCCTCGAATTTGTCGGCGTTATCCTGTACCCACTTTTCGCGCTCTTTCAAAGCCCCGGTAAGGCTTAACCATTCCGCCTGCAACATCCGGTAAGCCGTTACGGGTTCTGCTGCTGCTTCCGAAACCTTGTTATTAAATTCTTCCGCCTGTTTTTTGGCTTCCGCTTGTTTGCTCTGCATCCGGGTAAGAGCCACGATTAGGGCGGTAATTGCCACGGAAAGCCCCAAAGTAAGCGTAGCCATCAATGCTGCCGCCGCTGTGTTGGATATGTGCAAAGCCGCCGCAAGCCGAACGTTTGCCGCTGTTAGCAAGTCTTTTGCCTTGGCTACTGTTACAAGCCTAAACGCGCTATCCTTGTTCAGCATTTGTTCCACCTGCTGTAAACCTATTGTAATGCTCATAAGGCTCTGCACTTTAAGCATTACTTTCTGTAAGTTTTCGTTTTCACCTATAAACAGGCTTGCCGCGCCTTGTGCCGCTGCAAACCCACCGGACAAACCGGAAAGACCGCTAATAAGTCCCTGCATTCCTCTTTGGTCGTGCGCTAAAATGTTGGATTGGTCGGTAGCGTCTTTCCACGCCTTAGCCAAACGCGCGGCTTCTTCCTGCATTTCCCGGAACTCCGCCGTACCTCGTTTGCCTTCCGCTTCCATCGCTACCAATGCTTCCCGGCATCGGCGTAGCTGAACTTCTAAGGACTGTTGCGCCCTCGCGCTCCTTTCGGCTGCTTCACGTTGTTTGTTCAATTCCTGTTCCTCTTTCATCAGCGCGTCGGCTTGCTTTTCCGCTTCGCTGATTACTTGCTGACGCAGGTTTATCTCGCTTTTTAACGTGGCTTGCTGTGCCGCCATTGCCCTATATTCTTCATCGCGTCCTTCTGTGAACGCCTTACCGGCTTTCTGTCCCAATTCTTCGTATTGGGCTTGCAGGTCTTTCAAAGCCGCTTTGTTTTCCTCAAATATGCGGTCTATCGTGGCAAATCCCGAATTTATCACGGCTGCGGTAGCTTCAAAGGCTTTATCTATTCCTTTTCCGTTCTGCACCGCCGACGTGCTGAACTGCTGTATAGCCCTTTTGCTTTCTTCAAGCACTCGGAGCAGTTCCCTGTTTGTTCCCGAAATGTCAAAAGACAAACCGCCGCCTTGTATGTTCATCTATTCAAGTTGTTTATTAGTTTCATTACTTCGTCCGCGTTATCGTCCGTAAGCACTATTTCAGTATCGCTCTTTGTAGTGTCTTCGTCCTCAACGCCGGGCGCGTCTATTAACATCCTCTGTACCGTTCCCCACGGAATACCGTGTAGAAGGTAGTCCAACGTCCAGCCGAAGTGCGCACACACCGAGCCACGCCGTCCGTGTGGACTTTTTAACCCTGTTGCTCTATAAGACTTGTCATCGGGTCGCTTGTGCGTGTTGCGCTCATCAATCTTATAGAGTTTATAAAATCCCCTAAGTTGCTTACGTTGGTTATCAGAATGGCAAGCGTAAGAAGCTGTGAAGGCGTTACGGTATGCTCAAACAAAGAAGCGAGCCGGTTCAAACGCTGTTCGTTCGGCTTTCGCGTAAAGTAACCGCCGCTTTCTGTCACGTCGTAGTATTCTTCGCCCAATACTGCAACCGCTACCACCTTGGCGAGCTTTTTCGCTTCCTTTGCCGCCAACTTCTTAGCCGCGCACAAATAATCAGCGTCTTTTAGCTTCGTTTCGTCTATGGTCATTTCAAGCCATAACGCGCTAAGCCTGTCAAGCGTTGATAGCGTAGGTTCTGCAACCCGGAAAACTTTCTTTTCCGTTACCTTTTCGCGCTTGCGAATAAAGCCCAATAATCCCGGCTTGCGTTTTTTGTAGGTTATATCCACATCGAACGTTACGCCGCTGTTGATCATCTGCCTTAACTCGTTCTGTTCGCGTGTAAGGTTATCTAATTTCTCTTTTTCGTCCATACTCTGTTAAATGAAGAAAGACCCGGAACAAAGTAGCGGGTCTTTCCGGTTAGAACTCGTTTAATTCAAACGGACAAATAGGTTTAAGACCCTGTTTGTTAGGGCGTAGTAGCTACTTTTCCTACTGCCATTTTCTTTAATCCGGTAGTAGCCGGTTTCATTACCGTACCGGTTACTTCAATAAGAAGCAGCCCTTTCTTGCTGAACTCTCCGTTAATTTTGGAAGTCAGCTTCATACGCGGAACTTGGAATTTCAACCCTTTACGCGGAATAATAATAACGGATTCCTCCACCGAATTTACAACGTCCGGGTAACTCCAAACATCGGATGCCACCTCACCGCCAAACAAGCGTTTAAGCGTGTCTAAATCCGGGTTCATGATGGAAAAAGTGAAGGTAATCTTACCTTGCTTCTCTATCGTTTCTACCGGGTCGTCTTCTTCTTCGGCGTAGAACTCGGTTGTTTCCGGGTCTTCCTGCGACATTTTGCAGGTATCTTCGTAAGTCAAGCCGAAAACCTTGTAGTCTGTTTCTACGAAGTCCAACTTAGTGGGTTCGCCTTGCTTGCCCAATATCTTGGAAAGTCCCAATGTAACTAATGTTGCCATATCGTTTAATTTTTAATGAATGTTCCAGCCTATACGCAAGTTACGGTAGTGCTGGTAAACCTGTTGTTCTTTAACTACTGTGTCGCTCTCTATCCAAAATTCGAGGTCGGCTATGTTCTGCGCTTCCAAATAAGCTACAACCGCATCGCCAATCTCCCGTAGTCGTTCCCGGTCAGCCTTGCGTTGCTCCCGTCCGCGTATCTTTACTTTCTTGTCTGAAACGTAAATGTTCACGTTAGAAGTTCCGCTTTGCGGCTTGTCATGCGTTACCGTGATAGTGTTAATTACAATATCTTCGGTTTCGCTGTTGTCCGGGCGTTCGTCTTGGGGGCATACAATGCCGGAAACCTTTATTTTCCCGGCTTTAACGCCTTCCGCAATAATCTTATACAGAATATCGTCGGTGTCTATGCTGCTGCACTTCTTCATTACTTGAACGCGTTTTTAATGTTTGTAATCAAGTCTGCTAACTCTCTTGCTATTAGTTTTTCGGCTTGCTTCTCGGCTGATGTAAGGACATCACGCCCTTTGCTTTCAACGTGTACGGCGTAGTTCATACCTGCTACCACTACAAGCGTATAGCCTTCTTTGTGGCTGCTTCCTACTTCCTGCGCCAACCTCAAACCTTCTTTTGCTCCGGAAAACTTCGTTCCTTCCCGGTTTACTTTCGGTGGTACGGTCTCAAATGCGCTTTGTCGTATTTGCACACCGTCTTTGAATACCACGTAGCCAACGGAAGAACGCAAGTTGCCCGTTTGGTCTTGCCAGTCTTTGGCGTGGGGTCTTCGTGCAAGCGATACGGCTTCCTCTCCGACGCGGCAAAGGCTTTCGATTATCTGCCTTTCCACTTCGTTAAGGAACGCTTTTAGAACGTTGTCTATACTGCCTTTGAATTTAGCCTTTACACCCATAGCCTACAATGTAACCGCCCCTTATCGAATTTCAAGCATTCGCCGGAAACCCTAACTAATCCCGAAATCTTAGCTTCTTCCATAACCGTTTGGTCAAGCAACGCCGACGGCTCTAACGGTTCTTCCGTTACCGCTATTTCCACCCCTTCGGGTATGCGCTCAACTCCTACCGGAATTTGAACAAGCGAAGAAAACGTAACAAACTTTCCGCTTGCAGTATTTATCTGCGTACCCTTCCCGTTGGTTTCCTCCCTGCATTTGCTATGAAAAGCCCATGCGCTTTCGGTCGTTTCCCAACTCCCGTTAGCGTTCTGCACGGCTTCGCCGCCGGTAGTCCGCTTGTAGAGATAGTGTGGGTATTGGTTGTTTACTACGCTTGTTACCATCTGTTACTTCTGTTTCTGACTTTCGGCGTATTAACCGGCGTAATGCCCAATTCGCCGCAAGTCTGATTATACCAAAACTTGATGGCTTCCCAATTCCACGAAAGCGAATAACCGCCTTCGCTCACGTTGGCAAGCGGAATAATAGAGCCGAACTCAGCACAAAGCGCACGTTTGGCGGTCGTAATATCTACTTCCGCTTCTGCGTCCGGGATTAACCCCTGTTGGTTGGCTAATATCAGTTCTATATCTCCGCCCTCAACGCCAAAGCGTGAAACGGTACGGGTAAACCATTCTTTGTATGTCATAAGCTAAACGGATTATGCCGGAAGGCGGCTTTTGCTACCTCCCGGCTTTTAGTTAGTGATTCCAACTTGAATTATCGGTACTCATCAACCACGAGCGCGAAGAAGTAAGCCACGCCGGGAAAGCGTTAGCAATACCCATTGTTACTTCCTCCAACGGTTCTTCGTTCGCAAACTTCTTGATAAGCGTATGCCCGTTCAAAGCCTTTATAGCTACCGAGCCTTGTACGTTCATGTCTGCCGGTTTCTTCCAATAGGTATTGCCCAAAACCTTGCTTTCGCTGAACATTACTACGTTCTCGGTAAACGGGTTGCCGCTGAACGGTCGGCTACCGTCTTCAAGCTCGATAGTAATATCTTGGTCAATAACTACCACCTGCAAGCCGCGCAAGTAAGACAAACCGCGCAAAGCGGTATTTACTTGCTCAACGCTCGGCGTTTGCTGAATACCCAAAGCGTTAGCCGCGAACGATGCGCAAATCTTCTGCACTTCTTCGCACTCTGTGAAGGTTGCGAAAGTGTCAAGCGACATAAAGGCAAACTTCAAGTTATGCCCTTTCTTCTTGGCGGCTCTAACTACTGCCTTGAAGTCTTTGGTAATAGGCTTAGCCGAAGCCGAAGTAGCCCAATTTGCCGAGCCGGTTTGGAAACCTACCTTTTGGTCTGCCGGTAATTGGTAATCTACGTCGTATTCACTGATAGCCGATACGTTGTTGGTGTTGGTAAGCGTAATCTTTCCCAAAGAGATAGACTGCAACGCCATCCATTCCAAACGTGCGGCTACGGCTGTCCAGCAAAAGTCGGTATCTTCTGCCCACGCTTCAACCAACCGGCGTAAATCCGGGTTCTGTGAAGTCATGGCTACCATGATGTCGTACTCGTTCAGTTCTTCGTCGTTCTTGGTGCGCTTTACCGCAATCTTGGGGATGTCTCCTTGAATACGGGCAATAGCTTCGCGCGTCTTTTTATCAACGCTTGCGCCACGCGCTACCAAATCGGCGGCTATCTTTAACCCTACCTGCGTTTCCAATGCCTTCCACGTCAAAGTATAGGTTTCTTTCAACGGGAAAAGCGTAGGGTAGTAGTAGGGCTTCAAGTCGTAAGAATTTACGACGGCTTGCATGTCTTTCTCTACAAGCCCACGCATTAAAGTTCCTATCATAACCTACTGCGAATTAAATTAAAACAATTCCGGGAAGCGCGGCTTTAATGTCGCCGTTCTGTGCCGGGATAACACTCTCTTTGAACTGCCCAATAGTAACCGCTACTACGAGGTGGTTATCAAGTGCTTTCACTTCGTAGCTGTCGCCTACTAAGGCTTTCGGGGCATACTTAAACGCGCTTGTGTTGCTTGCGCTTTGCGCTGATGCCTGTACAAGTGCGTCGCCAACTTTCACGGCTTCGCCGAGTGTAGTTCCTACGGTAATGGTGTCGTAGGTTGTTTCGGATGTGTCAATGGCGGTAATAGCGTAAGCCTTTGCGCCAACTTTCAACATCACGAAATCGCCCTTTTTGAAGTGATGCCCTTTCTCAACCTTATAGGCGGTTGCGGTATTGTTTGCAGCTTCCGTAACTTTCGCCGTCTTGATGACGTGGTAAAGCCCGGCTTCGCCCTTTCCGATGGCTGTGCCTTCCCTCAATATCCCACCGGGGATAAGGTCTGCGGAACAAACGGTAACACCGTTCGGAATGTCCGCCAAATTATGCGTACAAGCGTGTACTACACGCTCATCTTTCTTGCGGTCAATTCTCAAACCCATTTTGATGTAATTTTAAGTTAGACTTCCTTACCCGTTAGGGTTTTGCTCTCTGTGCGCTCCTTGATAAACTCTGCAACTCCGCTACTAATCCCTTCTTTGTTCACGGCTCCAAATAGGGGCTTTTCGTGTCCTTGCAGTCCTTGGTCTGCGCGTTCCTGTTGCAAAGCTGCGATGTCGCCTTGCGCTTCGGTCATGTAGTTGTTGAAATCGTCGTCGTTGGCAAAGGTGTTGATACGGTCGAAGTTGCGCAACATCATTTCCCGTTGTCTTCCCTCTACCTTGGCTTCGTCCAACTTGGCTACAAATAGTTTACGTCGCGAGTCTGCCACCTTATCGGCGTTAAGTGTGGTAATACTGTCTTGTACGCCCTTTAACTTGTCCTCGATAAGTTTGCTAATCGCTTCAAGCGTCACCGCTCCGCCTGTTTCAATGGGTGGTGTCTGTTGTCCGCCCGGAGGTGTTTGCTTTCCTTTCTCCACGAAATCATACTTTTCTTTAAGGCTGTTTTCGTAGGTTTGGTTAGCCTTGCTAATCTCCGCGTCGGCTGTACGCCGCCACTCCGTTACGAATGCGCTAACTTTGTCGGCGGTAAGTTTATCTACGACTTGGTTAGCTTCTTCTTCGGTTGTTACTTGTAAGCCGATAGCGGCTGCCAAATGTTGTAACCCGTCTTTGCGCACGCCTTGAAACTTTGCTACAAGTAGTGCTAAAATCTTTTCTTGTAATTCGTTCATAAACTATTCTTGCTTTAACTTTCTGCAAAAATAATCGTATTAAAGTGATACTTTATCGGGTGTGAGCGGTAAACACTTCGCCAAAACTTCCAAATCTGCTTTTGCTTATGCGCACGCGCTTATAAACAACGACAGCAACAACAATATATTTATAGATATTGATATAGATATAAGGTTGTTTTTGCTTGTTTGTAGCTTGTTTTAGGTTGTTTTTGTTTATTATTTTTCTTGCTAATACTTAGACACTTGCACGTATAGAAGCCTATTTGTATAGAATATAATCCTTTAATGAAATCGCGTTTTCCCTGTTCCTAATCTCTCGTATAGCAGCCTAATGAAAACAACTGAAACAATCAAAATACGCTTTACTTGTCGTAGGTTGAATTAGCTTGTTTTAGGTTGAATTAGGTTGTTTCTGCTTGTATTTGCTTGTTGTGCTGTCTATTTGTATGCTTTTCATTTGCGTTGTGCCAATAATTTCATATCTTTGTGCCGTTGCTGGGGAGAAATCCGGCAATGAAGGGAAAGCGTTAGGTCTTTTGTATTTGAAAATCGCCAAATTAACAAATAACGAAAAGAAAACCTACAACGCGCTAATGTCGTATATCCTTATCCGATATACAGGCAAAGCGCGGCTATACGGTTTATTTTCGTTAGGCGTTTGGCGATGCCTCAAATACTTAAACCTATATAGTCCGCGCTTTTTCTATGCGGTTAAATAACACTTACTTCGGGCGGTGGGTACAAAGGTATCAAAAATCGATGAAGAAGCTAATTTATTTCTTGCTACTTTCAGCGTCGGTGGTAATGTCCGGGTGTTCCTCTGAAACAAACGAGCCGGAAGAACAAAACTACGTTAGTACAACCGTAAGGGCTTCCGCTTATTTTAGCGAAGTCGGAAGTACCGAGCAACTGAATACTATCTATGTAGGTCGTACTTATTCCGTGAACTTCTCGCCGTATTGTAATGCTGATGCGGAAATGCTGAAACAGATAAACGGTTCTGTCGAAGAAGTAGCCTACTTCCTTGATACTCCTTATGTCGGTAATGAATGTATAGGCGTTTCCACTACGCAACCTTTTACAATCCAATACACGCCGCAAAAGCCCGGTCAATGCAAACTAAGCACTTCTTTTACTTTATCCCCTAATGACCATAACCAATGGGTCGAAGTGGAAAGTATCGTAGAAGTAATAAACCCGGAATAATGGAAGCCTATTTGCTTTATTTCGCCGGTGGGTGCTTTGGTGTTTTCTTTGTTTCTCTTGTGGTCGCATTCCTTACTAAGCCCTATCGCCAACGCAAAGTAAGGCAATCGGGTAATAAAGAAGCCGCAAAAAGGTCGGTATTATCCGGGCGCGTCTTGTCGTACATAAATTGAAGCTATCCGGGCTTGAACGGCAAACAAAGTGGCTTAATGAACAGGAAGCAAAGCGAAGTTCTGAAAGCAAAGTATCATCTTAATACGTTTGAGTATTTTTCGCTATTGCTTTTTCCCGTTGGTGTCTAAATGGTGCTATTTAGTTATTGCCGTACCTATTACGTTGCTACTGTTTGTTTCCACTTGCTTACGGCGTTCCCTTGTTTTTGGCTTTGGCTCAAACTTACGGTTTTGTTTTGTCCGTAGTAATCCGTACTTTTGTTGCTGAACAACAGATTAAAGCGTATGGAAGAAGAAAATAAAATCACGCCGGAAGAAGCCTTTTTTAAGGCGAAATCCGAATTAGAGCAAAAGTTGTTAGCCCAACTGAAAGAATTTGCCGGAACGTTTTCAACGTCGGTAGTCTTTAAGGGAAACGTAGAAGTTCAACCAATTTTCACTAATACCGGGCAGCTCGTGGAAACTCGCATTTCCCGTGTGGAAGTGGAAACCAAAATAGCGCAATAATGGATAACGTAACCGAAGCATTAAGGAAAGGCAATAGGGCGTATAACTCCGCTTATACTCTCTCCGCTCGTTTGGCTCTAAAAGAAGCCGTAAAAGATATGTTTGCCAACCCATCGCCTGTTGAAATTATAGGCATTCTTCTTTCACGCGCTGAACGCTCAAAGGGAAAGAAACGGCGTGAAGCGTTGGCAATGCTTGATAAGTTCGTAACCGATAACTATCCACCCGTCAAAGGTGCGCCGCTTCCTTCGGCTGAACTTGAACGGGATAACTATAATTGCAATGTTCGTTATACAAAAGGGAGGGACTATGAACTATAAAGACTTGAAAGGCAAAACCGTTTTTGACTTCTGCAATGATGCCGAAATCCTTGCCAAAGTAACCGGGTTTTCCGCTCCGTTGGAAAGCAAAGAATATATAGAAGGCTGTACGCCGGTAGTTCATGCCCAAATGCTGCAAAATTTGGCTATTGAAACCAAAGATAATGAACTTTACAAGGCTGCAAAAAGGTATGAGGATGAATGTTGGAAAGAACAATACAGCCAATCGCAAGAGGATGGGTGTATAATTGACTAAACCGGGAAAGGGGCAAATTACCCCTTTCTTTTATGCCAAATATCCGTTTTTCTTCAACCATTTAACCATTTGTTCTTCCCGGCTTTCCTTTACCCAATCTCCGTTTATGTTCATATAAACTCTTCCCTTAGTTGTCCTTATAGCTTTTAATAGGCTGTTTAGCTCCGAATCCTTTATTTTCTTTCCGTCCAGCCGTTTAAGTCCTCCATCTATAAGACCTTGTTTTAGCCCGGTTGCTTGGTCTGAGTAAACTTCGTTAAACAAATTCTTCCTAACGGTCGCCAATGCCTTATCAGCGTTAAGTCCCAATTCCCTAATTACCAAATCGTAGTTATTAACCATGTCGTTATAGCCTGTTGAATTGCGGTTGCTTATGAATTGCGCTTGCGGCGTTTCTTTGCAGCCCAATACCCGGTAAAACTCCGGCAAAGACTTTCGCGCTACAAACTCGTTGGCTAATTCCATAAATGCCCTTTGCGTATCTGTTAAATACATGTTCCCTCGCTTGTTCCTGTTGTGCGTAATCTCGTGCCAAAATGTAGCCATCGCGTCGGCTTCAAGTTCTGTAATCTCCGCCGATTTTCCTTGCCCTATTTTGCCCAATGCCGATTTTACCCGTGCAAGCCTATCCGTTGTTAGGTAGGTTCTGCCGTCCATCCACGTAGAGCCGTTGTTACCCCTATGCGTTTCTACTCCTAATTTAAGGTCGCCGTTCTCAAACCATTTTTCGGTAAGCCCGTCGTTTATCTCCTTGAAAATCTTATCTACCTGCGCTTCGGTAGTGTAGTTTTTAAGTAGTGCCTTATGCGGCTTATCTCCGCTTTTGGCTTCTTCTTCCTTTGCCTTTGCCAACTTAGCCAAAGCGTCTTTTACTGCCTGTTTCAAGCGGCTAATACAATCGCCGTAGTATCTTTTTGTTGAAGATGCGTTGTCCTGCAAAATCTTCGAGAACTCGTTCTGTATATCCGAATACCCTTTTAGGCTTACCGTAATAACCCGGCTTAGTTCGTTCTGCGCATCGTGCCATTTGTCTAAATTGCCGTCCATGACATCTCTAACCTTTTCTATTTCGGCTTCCAATGCTTCCCGGTTTCCTGCGGTTCTAAGCGCGTCAATGTTTGACATATCGCCTCCCAAAGCGTATGCCCAACGTTTAAGGTAGTTTATTTCCCTGTCAAATTCCGTACACGGTTTTACGTTGTTCATCGTCTTTGTCGGTATGTTTGCGTTTAGTCTGCCTTCTATCTTACCGCCTTTGAAATTATCCCGAATGTAGTAGGGCATAGACTTCCAGCCCTTAGCTCGTTCCTTAATACTGTCTATGTATTCCCGAAACTTAGCCGGTACGTCCGTGATGGTACGGCGTGAAGGAAGGCTTTCGTACTTCGCTTTCCTAACAATCGCTTTTAGCCTGTTCGCCCTGTCTTGGTTATATTCGTCATAGTCCGACAAAATAGGCACAACAAAGCAACGGCATTGCGGATGCCAACCTGTAAACTTGAACGTTTTAGGGTAATCGCCCCATAGTTCGTCGCAAATATCTACAAGCGGAATTTTTTCCCCTTTGCTGTTGGTCGTAGTGTGGTTGTTGCTCAGCATGACGCGCAAGCCTACAACAAAATCCAACTTCTGCCATCTTAAAAACTCGCTTTCCCGGTATGCCATGTTTACCTCCGTCCGAGCCAACCTTTGCGCGTTCTTTGCCGAAGAACGGTAAACACCTTGTCCGGGATGGTACAACTTAGCCGCCTTGCTCAAACGCAAGTTTCCGCCTTTGTCACGCACACGCCTATAAAGCCTGTGCGGTTCTTGGAGGTAGCTCCGCAAATCCCGGCTTAACTCTTGTGCGCTCTTGCCTTCCCCTAACGCTACGTCTATGCCCAATTCCATAGCGTCTTTCAATTCTCCGGCATACCTCCATACCCTCTCGCTTAATCCCAATCCTTCAACCTTACGACGTTGGAACGTGCGAAGTGCTTCGAGGTTTCGGCTTCGGTATTGCTCTACTTCTTCTTTGGTCAGTTTGGCTGTGCGTAGTATTGCGGCTATAAAAGCGTCGTTCTTTTTGCAAGCTGCCAACCATTCGGCTTTTGTCCCGGTCGTAATGACGGCTTCCATTTTGCCTACAAGCCGGGTTAATATCCCTTGCGCCTGTTTTCTCGTTTTCGGCAGCTTGTCGAATGAAAACACGGCTTCCGTTTCTTCTATTCCTGCGCCAATGCGTGCAAATTCATCGCAAGCGGTATTGTATAGCCGCTCAATCTGCCGGGCGTAACGTTCCGTTGCCGCGTAATGCTCCGCGTCAAATCCTCTAAGCTGCGCTATTATGTTGTTTTCCTTTTCGGGCATAGTTATTTTTCTAAGATTTGGCGTTTAAGCGCGTCTTATTCCCTTGTGGTATATTGTCACACATCGGTAGTTAAAACGCGCCCAAAACGCCCGATTTGTATTATATTGATACGTTTGCGGCTATAAAGTTGGTTCGCCTTGGTAATATGACCGCTCGCGGGTTTCTTCCGCTTCGATTGCGGCTTCTTCTTCGTCGGCGTTGTCTGCCCAGCCTAACCGCTGTATCGTCGCTTTCCGGCTTGCTATCTGCTTCTGCCCGTTCGCGGCTTGCAGGATATTTATCTTGCTTAGTTCGTCCTCAATGATGTAGGGCGTTATTTCCGGCTCTACTATAAGGCTGCTTGCCGCCGTCCTCCAATTTATATTAGCTTCCGCCATATACGCTTTAAGCACATTAATACGCCGTTGCAAGTATTCGGAGAAAATCTCGTTTTTGTCCTGCACCTTCAAATGAGCGTCCATAAAAAGAAGCTGCAACGCTACGCCGCTTATCGCTCCCAATCCCTTCACGGTATCAAAGGAAATATCGGGCGTTTGCGTAATCGTGTAAATCATCCTTAAAAGCGTGTCTATCTCTAACTTCACGCTTTCGGGTGCGTTCGCCCATGACAGGTATTGCGCTTCCGCCCCGTCTTCGCCCTCAATGATGCCGCCAGCTTCCCCTTTCCGGCAAAATCCCTTTATCGTTCCGCGTACAAAGATTTTCGGGCTTGCGTGGTAGTCGTTGGTGTCTGCGAAGTTGGAAAGCAACTTTTCCAACCTGTCTATAAGGCTTTGCACGTCTTCCCATTCTACTTGCGGCTGGCTTGCGTATATGACGGGAATTTTCCCTATTGTGATGTCTTTCGGATAACCTTCCACCAACTGCCAATTTGTGCCGCTCGTTGCCGTTTCCAACCCCTCGCAACTCCATAAGTAGTGCTTATCCTTAGTGTATGTTTCAAAGTAGGTTCGCGTAATGAGGTCGCGGTCTTTGCGCGTGAACTCACGCGAAAAGGCTACAAGGTCGCGCGATTCGTCAAAGTACGGATAAAGCCTATCGCCAAACATCGGGCTGAATATGGCTACTTTGAATTTGATGTTTTTCTTGAAGCCGTAAAGTTCGTGCGGTTCTGTTTCTACCGGATACCAAAGTTCGGCTACTTCCGTTGTGCTGAACAAACTACGAGCCACACGGCGGTTTAGGGTCTTTTCCTTCACGTCGTAGAATACCCGGTTTAACGCTTGCAAAAGAGCTTTTTCTTCCTCTCCGTCCGGGTTGGCGTTGTATGTAACCGGGTTTCCGAACGTAAAAGCAACAGCACGTTTTACTATCAGCTTTTGAATAGCCAACGCAACACGCGCTACCGGCTCAATCCTAAAACCTTGTTCGGTGGTAAGTTCCACATTTGGGTTTATGGCTTTTACTTCGCCGTATTCGTCGCTGTCTTTGTCTATCACTACAAGTTTGTCCGGGCGTTTCCGCCTGTCGTTTACCTCATGCAGCTTCGGGTCAAATTGTGCCGCATACTCCAAAGAATTAGGTTCGGGCGTGTTCCGTCCGTTCCTCAACTCGTTAATAACGCTTGTCAGTTCGTTCTCGCTCTTTGCCAACAGTTCTTCTATTGTCATAATTGTAAGTATTTAGTTATCTGAAAATGTTTGCCAACTTCTGCGGCTGTCCGCTCCGTTTCTCAACCGTACCCGTAAGTGCGTCCGGCGCGTCATCGTGGGCGTTCTTGCCGACTTTCATATATTGGGTTATGTCTTTGTAGAATTTGGGGTACAAGTGTTCCCAACCTTTCGGGAAATAGGTTAGGTTCTGCACTTCCGCCGAATGGTTAAAGATGCGCACGTCCTTATTTTCGGACTGATGAAACCACGTTACCGAAGTCTTGCGGTTGCCCAACAAACGGCATTGCGATTCCACATTCCGGGCAAATCCGCGCCCTCCGTTGTTGCTCTCTATTATAGCCCGTTCTACTTCATACTTGGAAAGCCGCCGCGCCGTTTCCGGCTCTGTCGTTTCCATCGGGTCTTGCGTATAGTACACATCAAGAATGAAGTTACCTATTTCCGTTTCTATGTAGATGATGCAACAAAGGTAGTCCGCGCCCGTGTCCGCCGTATCTATATAGGCTTTAACCGTATGCTTCCGGGTTATGGGTATCGTTTCGTAGGTCTTAAAACTGCGTTCGTACATCAAGCCCGTAAGCGGCTTCGGGTTCTGCATGTACTGCGTTTCAAATACCCACGAATTTTTTTCTTTAAGGTCGTGCAGTTCCTCTAAGGTGTGTTTGAACTCCCAAAGCGGTACTTCTTTCCCGGCTTCGTCCATTTCTATAACCGGAAGGCTTAAAACCTCCCATTCGTCCGGCTCTAAGCGTTGCAAATAGCCGCAAAGGTCATCTTCGTCCAAACGCTGCATGATGATTATAATCGGGGTCTTCCGGCTGTTTACGCGGTTTCGTATAGTGGTTTCAAACTTTTGGTTTACCTTATCGCGTACTAACGCGCTTCTTGCGTCATCCGGCTTAATCGGGTCGTCGATGACTATCGCGCCGCCAAAGTCCCCGTTATCTACGCTGCTTAATTCCTCAACTTCTGCGGCTAATTCTTCTTCGTCTTCCTTATCAACCAAACCCGCGCCGAAGCCTGTTACCTGTCCGGCTGAACTCACGGCGTAAAGTGCGCCGCCTTCCGTCGTAAACCATTTGCGCGTGTTCACGCTTGTAGGCATCGTTCCGGGAAACAAACGCCGGTAGCTGCTATCCCGTATAATCTCCTGCACACCGCGCGAATTGTCCCGCGCCAAATCATCGGAATATGACAAATGTATAAACTTCGCCTTTGGGTTTATGGCAAGCCCCATAGCTATGAAGTTCTTAACCGCTAATTCCGTCTTTCCGTATCGTGGTGCTATGTTTATGATAAGGCGCGTAGATTCGCCGCGAAATACCCGGTCTAAGGCTTCCGCGATTTTAACGTGGTGCTTGCCTACGACAAACTTACGTTTGTACCTCTCTTTGAAGAAGTAGCGCGTAAAGTTTAGCGTACTTTGCAGCGTCCACGTCTTTATTACGTCTATGTCCCTTATCTCCATTCCTTAGTAGTTTTCTTGCAAGTCCTTAAAAAGTTGCTGCGCTTCCTCTTTGGTAAGCGTCCGCGCCGGTATAAGTTCCGCGCCATCTTTGCCTGTTACCTCCATCCGCTGCGTAGGCTTTCCGTATTGGCGTTCCCGTAGCTTGTCAAGCGTCGTAGTCTTTCCGTTCTTCATGTCGCTTAATACTGCTATCGCCAGCCCTTTCGGGTATGAAGGTGCGCCGCTCCACTTCGCCAATACCTTCAAGTCTTCGGCTGATAGAGTAAGTATGGCGGCTTCCCATTCGTTTATTTCGGTCGCGCTAAGGCAATAGAACTTCTTAGCCTTAGCCTTGCTCCCGAATATCGTTACAAGTTGTTCGGGAACTCGGTTTTTCGGTCGCCCTTTCGGGTTTCCGCTTTGTCCGGGTTTCCACGGCTCGCGTAAATTCTGTTCATTTGCCATTTCTCGGTGTTTTTATTCTTTTTGTTCGGTGTTCCCTTCTTTGGCGCAATTCCCCAAATACTTTGCTTTCTCTCCCGTGTATTCTTCCCAACGTTTGATAATAACGTCTATATAACACGGGTCTAACTCAACCATATAGCAAACGCGCCCCAACTGTTCCGCTGCCATCAACGTGCTACCGCTTCCGCCGAAAAGGTCTAACACTACTTCGCCCGGTCGTGTGCTGTTCCGTATCAAACGCCCCATAAGTTTTAACGGCTTCATTGTTGGGTGGTCTTCGCTTCTTAGCGGTTTGTCTTCGTCTATTACGGTCGTAGGGATTGAGCCTTGAAGGAACTTTTTAAGTAAGTCTTTCATTTCCGCTTTCGTAAGCGCGTCTATATCGATGTCTTTTTCTTCGTACACCGTAAGCAAATCGCGCCGGGCTATGAAATAATGCCCTGCACCGGGTTTCCAACCGTACAAACATGGTTCGTGCTTCCATTGGTAATCCTGCCTTCCTAAAACCATGTTGTTTTTGTTCCAAATAAGTATCTGCTTTAAGTCCCAACCTACGCGCTTTACCGCTATTTTGAAGTTAAGCCCTTCCGTTCCTGCATGCCAAATGTAGAACGCGCCGCCTTGTTTAAGGTGGTGGTTCGCGTTTGTAAAAGCCGCCGTTAGGAACTCTTGAAACTGCGTATCTTCCATTTTGTCGTTGGCGATGTCCTTCTGTATGCGGTTGCCTTTGTCTGCGGCGTTTAACGCTTCGTTCTTGCTTGAATAGTCCACGTTATAAGGAGGGTCGGTAAGGAGCAAATCTACTTTGCTGTCTCCAACCAATAGGCTAACCGTTTCCCCGTCCGTGCTGTCGCCGCAGATAAGACGGTGTTTGCCCAAAGCGTATATGTCGCCAAACTTCGCCTTTGCTTTCTTTGGCAGGTGTTCCTCTACGTTGAAGTCATCTTCTTCGGCTTCTTCCTCTACTTCTACCTTATCCAATTCCGGCACATCTACGCCCCAATTAGCAAGGTCGGTAGCGTCCCAAACGTTGCCTAATTCGTTCCAATCCCATTCCCCGAAGCCGCTATTATCCTTTATGACAATGGCGCGTAGCTTTTCCGCCGTGAACGTCTGAGGCAATATCTTTACTATGGCTTCCGTATAGCCCAATTCTTTCAATGCCCGGTAGCGCATATTTCCGCCTACGATAATGTACTTTCCTTTGTAGGAGTAAAGTAGTATTTCCCGAAGCCCCAACATTTCCGGGTCTTCCTCTATACTGCGCTTCAATAGCTTAAACTTATCATCGTGGATAAGTCTTGGGTTCTTAGGAACGCCGGGAATTTGCCCCTTATTCGGGGTTATGTCTGCCAACGGCAAAACTTGGCTTTGCACCATGTCGGCTACGTTCGCTTTCCTGCTTTGCTTTTCCGTCGTTTCTTCTTTCTTCTTCTCCATCTGAAATAGAATTAAGAGCCGCGCCGCGCTTGTAGTTGGTCGGTGCGGCTCTGTTGTTACTCACTGCTAAAACGGGGTGTCCATTGAAGGATTCCACGGAACGTAACCCCTTTGGCTCGCTGCGGTGCTTCTTCTTATCCGGCTACCGCCGCTTCTGCTTTCGCTACCACTCGGCATAAAACCTCCTTTTTTAATCGTTGAACTTCTTTTTAATTAACTCTGCCCATAAGTCATTGCCGCGTACCGGTTTCCTTATGGTTGCGTACTTCTCGACGATCCGGCTTAAATGGTCATCGTAGAAGTCGTATAATTCGGGATTTTCCTCTATCGTGAATTGCTCTATATTGCCGCTGCTTCTTAGGTTCGCGCTTCCGTGTATTACTACTTTGCGCCCTCCCAACGTTTCAAACTGTGCGGTCTTGGTATGTATCGACGCTACCGATAATTGGAATTTGTTGCCGAAGTCAAGTTTACGGTACATGTAGGGGATAAGGCTTCTTATTTCGTTTCCCCAAAAGTAAACGCTTACTATTAGGTTCAATTCGTCTATGTAGTTCCCTGCAAGAAGGTTATACAGGCTATCTACGTTGTTTTGGTTTAACGAAAGTGTGCTTACCGTCATTTTCTTGCACTTGGCGTTATTCCCTATGATGAACGCTTCTAAGAAGTCGCCAAAAATGAAGCTGCCACTAACAAACACGTCGTAACGTGCGCCAAAGTCCAGCCGCAAGTCCTTAGCCAACTTTACCGCGTTGTCGTATAAGACATATTCCGGCTTCACTTCGTAAACCTTCGGCTTTATGTAGCGCGTTTCCTCGTTATATTCGTCGTTAAGCACATCGAATAACGACAAATCCAAATCGGGCAGTTCTATGTTTCCGAAATCAACGCCGCTTATACGCAGGTCGCTGTCTTCTTCGCTTTCTCGTTTCTTCTTCCTCATGTTTATCTTACGCTATCGGTTTATTAAAAAAGGGCGTGGTTTGGTCGCCGCGCCCTTCCGCTTCGGCTGTCGCCGTTGCTCTCAGCTATATGATGCTTCTTGAAAAGCCTAAATAAAACGCATGACAAAAGCGTAAAAAAGCAATGTAATCAATGCCGACACAATAAGGAAACAAACCGCGCCTACCGCCGAGTAAATGAAATCGGCAAGCTCCGGCGTTCCTTTCTTCGTAAAGTAGTCGTAGGCTTCTTTACCAGCAGCGGCTACCAACGCTAAAATAAAGCCAATAATGTAGCCAAAGAACATGCTTACAATGGCGCAAACAATAAATCCGGCTATAAGGTGCTTCTTTTTGTCTGCCGGGATGTTCTTAATGAAGCCCCAAACCTTTTCTTTAATCTGTTTTATGTTCATATCCGTATTTCTTTTTCCGCAAAATTAAAGGGTTTATCGTATTATTATGATACGGTAAACCCTAAAACACTTCGCCAACACTTCACGTATTGCGCTTATAAGGTGGAGGTAAGTAGTCCTTTACCTCGGTTCTGAAATCGTCAAAGCTGCGTATTATGGCGTATTTGTTCCCGGCTCGTTCCGCTGCCTGTTGCCATAGTTTTTGCGTTTCCTGCTGCCGTCCCTTTTCGGTCTTGAACTCCATACAAAGTGAAGCGTAGCCGCCGGAAGGTATCAGTAGTATTATATCCGCAACTCCGGCGGTTACTCCTTCCGCTTTCATTATCCCGGCTTCTCGCTTGTTTCTTGCCCCTCCGTTCGGTACGGCGAAAAGGAGTATAGCCAATTCCGGGTATTGAAGCCTAAACCACTTTACGCAAATGCGCTGCAACTGGCTTTCCTCATGGCGTGGCTTTGCCCTCGTTGTTTCCGCGTTGGCTTTTGCCAACAATTCTTCAAAGGTCATCTTCGCCATACTCAAACTTTCTTATATTCCAAACCGAGCAACCACTTAATAAACTTTCTTTGAAGCCAATTTATAGGCTTGAAAACCGGAATAACCGATTTTGTAGCTTCGTGGTGCAAATATGCTACCGGTTTCTGTACCTCTATTCTTAAACTGTTATCTTCCATCGTCTTACTTTTAATAGTTATCTACTCTGTTTATCAAATCCCGGTCAAATACCCCAAACAAAGAAGTTTGCCGGGCTTTCTCCCTTTCTGCCAATATGTTTTCCACGCGCTTTATTTCCGCGTCTATCTCGGCTTCCAACTGCTTAGAACTTTGTAGCGCGGAAGGTAATCGCGTCTTGAAGTATTCCTTTTGCGCCTTGCGCATGGCTACCACCTTGTCGAAAAATTCTTTATGCCCCATATCAATAACCGAAAATTTGTAGGTGTACGGAATGTACCGAGCCGCGAAAAGAGCCTTTCTTGTTCGTGGCTTTTATGTTCCGCCCTAATCGTTCCACTTTGTAACCTGCCCGAATTAGCCGGGCTATCTTTTCTTCGCGCGTCATAATCCTACCGTTTTATTACCATCGTCTTTGCCCTCCTTCAATTCGTTTTCTATCGCTTCCGCCCTTGCGTGAAGCTCCTTTGCTACTTTTTTCAAGTAGTTTGCAACTGCTGCAAGAAATATCTTATCTCCCTTTATGTAGCAAGAGGTATATTTCCCGGCTTTATCCTTGTCTGCCGTAAATACGGCGTATTGCTTCGCAAAAAGAATGTAGAAGCAGCATATTATCCTTTCCTTCATGGCTCTTAATATCTGAAATCCGTAAAATGAATGACGGCAAACGTTGTTTCGTTTCCTTCTGATGTCTTCAAAATAGGTCGTAAGAACTCGGCAAACTCCACGCTGTTTAATCCATCGTTTTTCGCTATCTCTGAAATCGGGACTTCGTACCCATCAACCTGTGCCGATAGCCGGTTTACGCCCGTCTGCGCTATTTCTACTTTCTGAATACCAACAACCGAAGCAGGTACTTCTAAAACTGTTTCCTGTTGGCTTCTATATGGCTTTCCGCTCCATTGGCGTATGCAAAGCGTCCCGCCTTGCTTTTTTAACGCGGCTATCTTCTTTTCCCAATACGCATAATTGCTTCTTACCGTGTGGCGTTTGCAACCGTCTTTTACACTCTTGGCAAAATTGGTCGGTTGTCCTGCCTTCGGATGCCCCTCAAAGAATACTTTACTAAGCAAAACTACTGTTTTCATACTCACTCCTTAAAATGGCAAATCATCTTTATCGTTTGTTTCTCCGAACGGGTTATTACTACCGTATGCCGGTGCTTGTGGTTGCGCCGATGCTGGTGCCACCGGTTGCCCGGCTTGCGTCGTGGCTTGTTGTCCAGCGTCCTGCTTCGTACCCAATAGTTGAAGTTCCCTTACCCGGCAGTTTACTCCAACCTGTATGCCGTTCGCGCCCGTAAAGGTCTTTGCGGAAAAGTCGCCCCTAACAAATACCTGCGTACCTTTCTTCAAGTATTGCACTACCGCGCTTTCTCCGGGCTTTAAGCAGCTTACCCACGTTGTACGGCTTACCGTGTTCCCCTGTGCGTCCTTGTAACGCTCGGAAGTCGCTACGTTGAACGAAATAAACTTTTGTCCGTTAAACTCCTTAATCTCGGCATCGTTACCCACGTAGCCGCAAAATTCAATCGCTAACATAATTCTTTAATTTTATGGTTAATATATTCTTTCCAATCCGGCGTTATTACCTCCATCACGTCTTTACCCGGATTCCGCTTCTGCCAAATCCTTGCTTCCCGTACCATTTCGTCGGCTAACGCTTGGGGTGTTTTATATCCGCTCATAGCCATCAGCCCGGAACATTCGGGAATGGGTACTATTTCGTCTATGAAGTCAAAAGTTAGTTGTTCCATAGTCTTATATCATCCGTGAAAGTCTTGTTTGATTGTCGTCGTATGAACGTAATAGCTTGTTTACCCTCAACTTTTGGGCGTAAAGCGTTCTAATAACTTTCCGTATATACGCGCTCACGTTACAAACAAACGAGCCTTTGTTGCGAATGTTGGTATGCGTTACTTTGGACTTCTTTTGTTTCTGTATTTATCCGGTATCTTGAAAATCCGGGTATCGTCTTATATTCACTCATAATCTTGAAATAAATTTAGTTGTCTATATTCGTCGGGTAAAACCACACCGACGGCGCGTAATGCTTCGCGGTAAGTAATCCCGTTATTCTCATATCTCATGAATACTTCGTAGGCTTTCGGGTGTAAGTCGTAAAGCATGGCAAACCGTGAAGAAGTCGGCTTTTCCAAATGTGCGCCAAATCCGCAAAACATACATCCGGTTCTAACTGCTCCTTTGTTGTATAATTCGCAATATGGTACGTTGAATTTCCGTAGGTATGCCCATATATCCGCGTCCGTCCAAATACTTAACGGGTAACTCCCTAAATGACCTTCACGGAAAGAATTACACCCACCACGCCTAACGTATTGCTGCTTTCTTGCTTCGCTTTCCGTTGCCAGCGTCCCAATAATCGGAACTTCGCCCGTTTCCTTCTGATATTGCTTAAACGGTCTTTTCTTTAAGCACTCGCAGCATTGCTCTGAAACCATGAACGGTGCGTTTATAAGGAACTGCCACTTATCGGATATTTTCCCGGAAATATACCCTTTGTTCCTATCCGTTCCGTAAAGGCGTATCTTACGCAGCTTCTCGCTTTTGGTTGTTCTCGCTTGCCTTATCCCGTGAGCCTGTTCCTTGCTTATCAATGGAAAACCGTATGTTGCTAAAACCGCCTTAACGGTTTGTTTAGGGTGTATAACCGTAACGTTAGGCGTAGAACGCGCAAAGCGCACTATTTCGGGAAATTCATTACCTGTGTTACAGAAAACGCCCTTAACCTCTTTGCTGACAAAGCGGCGTACCAAATCAAGTAAAACCGTACTATCCTTACCACCGGAAAAGCTGACGTAAGGCGTTTTCCCGGTTCTTGCTATATAGCTTTCTACGGTTGCTACTGCATGGTCTATCTTTTGTTCTAACGTCCACCTCTGACGCTTTTGTAACGTTTCTATATCCATTATCTCAATCTTAATTGCTTTTTAAGGTGTAAAATTGCAC